TTGATTCCCTCCATCTTGGAGACCACATCGAAATCCTGTTCGTACTCTTGTAATGCTTCCTTCTGTTCTTCAGTAAGGGAGTCATAGAGAGCGGACATTGCGGATTCGGGCGTGGTGGGTGTTGTTGGGGCAGGTGGTGTGACAGGTTTTCTGGCTTCTTCAATCTGAGAAAGCAAGGTGGCGCGATCGGACTCCCAAGTTTCCTTGTCGTGTTTATGGATACCTTTAAGAGTATTCCAACGTTGCTGATATGTTTCTTCAGATTCACCGGGTTGCTGGGTGGAAGTGGACGGGATTTCGGCTGGCGGGGTGGGAGACGGGGGAACGGGTGGGGTTTTTTCCTGCACCTCATTCCTTACATTGGCAGGATCATCGGCTGCTGATAAGTCAGCCTTGGCACCTACCTCTGCCGCCTCACTGAACGCATCACTGAAATCGTCCTGGTTCTCGTTTGCATCTCCGGTTTCCGGAATAGATATATCCCCGGGTTTAGTTTCCAACGCCCCTCTGTCGTCGGTTACTGGTTTCGTCATAACCTGCTCCTTTCGTAAAAAGTGATAAAAAAAGGCGACCGCGAGAACTTAATCCCATGGTCGCCTGTGGTCTCTTATATGTTCTGAGCTTTAGGCCGCTATTTACTTTTCTGTTCCAAGAGCGGTTGAAGCCGTTTCTTTAATCCTTCTAATGCTTGGAGAATTTCAATTACTTCATATTTCCTCAGTGTTACATGTGTTAAAATCTCCTGCTTAGGTGGTTCAATTTTATACGGGACGATTTCTATCATACATTTCACACCTTTGTCAAGCTAAATTCTACGCCTGTGCATTTCCGGTTGGCAGACCACGTAAAATATAGTCCTTAAGTGCCGTATACGCCTTAATTTTCCCCTGGTTCTGCATGAAGGTATCCGGGGCTGCCGTGTCGTTTTCGATTCGTACCTCGTCAATCAGGATATCGAGGAGCGAAAGGATATTTCTGCACACGGATTCGGCTCGGGACCCGGATATTTCAAAGATGAGTTCGGCTTTCTGTCGGTTGGTGAACATTTATCCCTCCTTATTTGGTCTTTTTGGCTGGTTTCACTGGTTTTTTAGCTGCCGGAACGACCAATGTCTGTCTAATCAGCAATGATGGTTGGAATAACTCCTTAAGACTACTACCCTTACTCCTATTTTCTGAAATCCACAATGGTTGTAAATTACGAAGTGCCCAACACTGCCGGAAATCTAAATCAAATGGAGTTTCAAAATTAAAGGCAACCTTTGGGATTCGGTGATCCACCTCCCACCCGCCCTTTCCATAGTTGTCCCATGACATACCATCAGTAAACTGTCTCTCAAGATGTTTTTTAAGCTGTACAACAGTATACCCAACTAAGTCTTCCCAATGTTGCCCAAGTTTACCGTTCTTTAATGTTTGCGATATGGCCTTTGAGATATTTACATTTAATTTTTTACTTTCTGTATTCCTACTTTTCATATTATCTTGGCGTACATTGTCAGGATGGGAATGTCGCCATGTTAATAAATCAATACGACATTTCTCAATATTCTTTTTTTTCCACTCACGTTGTTTTACTCGCATATATTCGATATTGTTTTCACGCCAATTTTTTTGATACTCTTTTACTTTTTCTGGATTTTTCTTAGCCCATCGAGCCGATTTCTCTCTGTTTCTTTGAGGATTTTTATGATATTTATTATAGATTCTGCCATACTCAAGGGTACATACCCTACAAGTATTTGTTCTACCATCTGGATATCTTTTCCGTGGCGGGAACTCTGTTAGTTCTTTCCTTTCTCTACACTTTATACAAACCTTTGTTACCATTATTTAGCCTTTTTGGAGGTAGATTTAGCCTTGGCAGCAGACTTCACCTGTTTTTCTTTAACAATAGCCATTTTTTCCTTCATTTTCATGTCGTGAGCGGCTTTTTCCCCTGAAATCTCGGTTTCATGGACGGTTTTCACAGCCTTGGTTCTCATATCCATGCGGTGAGACTCGGTTTTATGCTGCATCCCGAGCTCTTTATCATCCATATCAAGGCCATGTTTCTCTTCCTGCCGGCGGATTTCAGCCTGTTTTGCTCCGATTTCGGTTTCAGATTTAGCAAGTTCGGCATCAACAAGCCGGGGATCGGAACCTTCAGGCTGTTCGATGGGAGTCTGGGCTTTAATGTTTGCTTCCACGTTCTTGTCTTTAGCCTTTGTTAATTGGGCCATAGTTTGCGATTTCTTGTATGCGATTTCGGCTTCCTGCATCCGGTAAGCAAGGTCGAGGGCTTTGGTGTCCTGCATACTGGCGGCAATCTTCTGGGCTTCTTCTTCAGTTCGCAGTTTGATGTCCATATCGTGCGCTTTGAACGTTTCGGTAAGAAAATCTCGCCGGGAGACATAGAGCCAGTCCTCGGGAGCCATGACTGATTTGAGCTGGGTGAGGGCCTGGGATCGGATTTCCTTCATAACAAGAGAGGAGACACCCCGGGCTTTTCCAAGAAAATCACCCTTGATGTCGGTTCGGGGGTTGAATTCCATGTTCCAGGCATAGAGATCATGTATAATTTTCACGGAAAAGGCGTCAAAGTTCTTCACCACATCTTTGATAGAGACCGTTATCATGGACATGCGGCTTGAGGTGGCCTGGGCGGTTTCGTTGTTCGTCATCTGGCCAATCATCCAGGTCGGAAGAGTGGTTTCTTCATCCCCAAATTGCTTGAAAGCCTGGACTATAGTTAAGAGTTCTTCGATATGAGAATCTATATTATAGACTCTGAGGGCGGGGTACTGGGCGTCCACGCCCTTGCCTTCCCTAAACCAGATTTTACGGGGATAGAAATCGGTCATATCGGTATCCGGGGTCATGAGGGACCAGTTGACTTCTACTTGGGGTCCCGCGCATACAGCCCCGTTGTCCAGCACCATCCGGGCAGCCGCAGCAATAGCCAATTGGGAATGGCGCATGACCCGGGCGAGTCCTTCACCGAATATGGACGTCTCGTCCTTTTCGTAATAGAACACTTTGTAATGGTCGAGGGCAGAGTCAAACAGGGTGGCTTTAATGATTTTATTACCGAGCACCCAGACGTTGGCGCCGTATTCGAGTTCAACATCAGATACTTCAATTCCGCAGGCTTCAAGGTCGGAACCGTCTACGTATCCCCAGAACTCGAGTGTTTCGTATCGTTTACCGGACTGGCGGGACGTGCCGCGCTGATAATCGTCAGTGTCGCCTGTAACAGCAGTCGCTGAGGGGGCATAGGCATTAGAGGTCTTGCCGCCGGATTGGGCTTCAACTTCAATGGTCTGGAGGTCAACTTCCCAGTTCTTGGGGACATAATTGCCGCCTGGATGGTCAGTAAGAAAATCGCGGATGATGTCGGAATAAAAATCGGGTCGTCTCATCAGTTGGCGGAGATCATGTTTGGACATAATGTGCCGTTGGAACGAACCGGTCATTTTGTCAATGTCAGTAACGGATAAGTCGGGATACCAGTCCCAGAGACGGACAAACTCAAAGAACGGGACTTCTTCCTGTTCGGCGGCCTCTTCGTACTCACCGGATTGTTCGTTAGGCATCCACTTGCGTTTGGTTCGCTGGTTTATCATGGGGCCCTTCATTACCCCCGTTCCGTACATAAGGCCGGATCGTAACACTTTCTTAGTCTCTTCAGGATAATCCATTTCCGTAAGCTGGTCGTCAATTACACTGGACATCTTCTCACAGGTGACCTTGGCGAATTCCTTGATTGCCTGGCGCACATCCTCCACGGTGGGCATCACGGGTTCGGTTTGCTGACCGGTTTCAGGGTCGGTTTGAACGGATTGGGCAAGAAGGGTTTGGACTATCTGGGAGACTGTTTCACGGGCAATGCGAGGTTCGGGGGTCGGCATGATTTCCCAGTTCTTGTCGGTCTCGGGAAAGAGCATTTCATGGAGCCGAGAGAGGACTATGTTGACTTTAGACCGGGTGATTTTGGGGTAGACCTTGGAGGCGTTGGCTTCTATCTTGACCGAGGGGTCGTAGAGTCCTTTGTATTGCCGTAAGGATTCCAGCCATTCGAGTTCCTTTACTCTTCGGTAGGTATCATTTGAATGAAATTGGCCACGTAATCGGTATCCAAAAGAATTCATTACCTCGGAATTACGTTGGGGTTTACTGAAAGCGGTTTGGATTGCGTCTGGCATGATGGTTTGTCCTCCTCTAATACCCGGCCTCACTTTGGGCTGGACGGTACGTTTTTTGTTTCAATTGAGAAAGAAATGACTTGCGTGCCTTATCATAAGATTCCTTCTCTGTCAAGTACAAACATAAATACTCAAGACTATCGGCAACATGGGACGCAAAGTTCTTGACCGGCATGGGCTTGTATTCGTCTCCGGAGCCTTTAGGGTCCTTGTCGTAATGGTAAGCCCCATTCATGGCCTTGCGTAAGAATCGGCAGTTTGGGGAGAGGATGAACCCAGGCTCGCCCATGCTCATTTTGTTTAGATAGGTTTCGACAGCCCCAACACGAGGCGTTATATTATTAGTTGGAGCTTCGGTGATGTTGGACAGTCCTATTTCAGCACTATGAAGAATTTCATAACAGGTAGCTTCATCGGTAGGGACACGGTTTCTTCCGGCTGGATCGCCGAACCCCATGATATTCATGCCGAAGTATTTCTGGCGCAGGAGCGGTAGAAGCTGGTTGAGGCAGAACTGCCGGATTCCCATTCCGTCTGAGACTAATTCATCAAGAATTCGGAGCTGACCAAGAGAAGTGAGTTGTCCGATAGTAACGGCAGGTTGGAGTCCGAAGTCCATACCAATAAGGACATCTACCCCCTTCATGGGTTCAAGAGGCTTGGGGGATACGTGGATGTTGTCACGGAAAGACTGGAAGACGGGCTTGCCGGAGACGAGATATCCGTACTGACCGTGGCAGTAAAGCCGTACA